AAAGAAAAATATGATCTAGGGATATTTTATTTTTGAATCGTATTTAATATTAAAAATATATATTAAGTGTTTCAGTTTAGTACTAAACTGAAACACTAATGATAATGACATCTTGTTAATCATGTATACAAATGGACACAATTAATAAATTATCCGCGAAATGTCATTATTGTGGCGAAATGTTTATTGAAAATTTAAAAGAATGTCGGGAACATGTAAAGATATGTGAGCATAAATACGATAAAAATAATTATTGTGGATACGATAATAATCGTTGTTCCGGACTTACTCGAACTGCAGTATTAACAAATACGCATTCGCTTTTTTATCTTTGTGACGCTTGTTTAAAAAAAAATATGGGACCAAAACAATCTCATATGCTTGTTTGTTTTTAGGTTACATATTGAACAAATATATATCAATCAATTGATGAATAAACTGACAGGTGATCCATACCCTATTTTTTTTTAATCATATGTAATAATAGAATTATTACATATGACAACATTTAACGTGCCATCATTAGCTACTCCAACAATTGCGTCTGCTATTACAGCAGCGAGTTCTGGGGATACTATTATAGTCGCCAGTGGAACTTATAATGAAAAAATATTTATAAATAAGAGTTTGACTCTTTTAGGTGCACAAGCGAATGTGGATGCCAGAACACGAACAGCTGTTCCTGAATCTATTATTACTTTTGCTCTATCCATTCCAACAGATTTTGGATCAGGTATAGTTAATTTCTTGGCTCCTGATATTATTTTTAATGGTTTCACAGTACAATGAACTGGACCAATTGTTGATTCGACTGGAGGTATTTATGCTGGTAATGCCGGACAATTTTTACCATATACAACTAGTATTGATGTTACTGGTTTACAAATTATAAATAACATTATTCAAAATAACGCCAATGGTATTTTAATTGCTAGTATTGAACCCATACCTAAACCAATTAATTATTTGGTACAGTATAATTATTTCCAAAATAATAGTGGTGATCCGGGAGCTGGAAATGGACAAGGCGTATTTTTCAATAATAGTGCTGGAACTGTTATGACTAATGTTATTATCAAAGAAAATCTTTTCAATGGTCTAGAAACTAGTGCATCAGTTAATTTAGCCAATATTTCAACAGCATCTGTGGTAGATAATGTTTTGAACCAGGATAATTCAATCGGTATATTTGGATCCAATAATATAAGCATTACCGGAAATATTACATATCAAGCAACAGGTGTCACACCTAGTTTCCCTACCAATACGGCTACAGCTATATATATATCGAATAATGGTGCTACTCCAAATACCAATATTACTATATCTGATAATCTTATTTATAATGGATCAAGTAATGGTATAACGATAACTGGTGGAAATGATAATATTACTGTCACAAATAACTGTATTTTTGGTAACACAAATGCTGGTATAAATATACAAGGATCAACTAATTCTAATATCGTAATAAATAATAACAATATTAAATCAAACGGTACTGGATTATTACTTGGTGCTGGTAGTTATACTATACCCCCACTTCTTGATGCTACTAATAACTACTGGAATAGTACATTGGGACCAAATTATAATGGAACTGGTGGTCCTGGAACTGGTGAAACAATCACCGATAACAATATTCCGGCAACACAATCCGTTGATTTTACACCATTTTTAACAAGTGCACTAGTATGTCCATCCCCATTATTAATAACAAAAACAACTACTAACACTGATGTCCAATTTGGTTCACCTGTTGATTTTACAGTAGTACTAACCGTTCCTGCTGGTGGTGTTCCATTTGAATTAACTTCATTTTCGGATCCGTTACCGACATTAGCAGGAGGTTCAGTATGGACTATCACATCAAATCCAACTGGTATATTTGCTCTGGATAGTCTCGTTGCACCCCAAAATTTGGTACTACTCGTTCCATTACCGACTACCATTGTACCAGGTGTTTATCCAGTAACACTAACAGCAACCACAAATATACTGGATAATGGTGATACTTTGACGAACACAATCACATCAACAATCCAAATTGCTGGAGAAAATGGTCTTACTCAAACTATATCTCCAGTATCAGTTGTAGCAATTTTTTGTTACTCTGGTGAATCACTGGTCCATACTAAAAATATCAAAACTGGAAAAATTGAGGATATTGCAGTTAAAAATGTTTTTGCGAATACGCACCAAGTTTATAGTATTAGCCAAAATAAATTTATTCCTATTAAACTTAATACTATTACTGGTCCAACTAATCGATTCAGACTTATTAAAAAAGATGCATTTGGAGAAAACCAACCAAACCAAGATTTTTATATAACATCTGGACACACTATTATGTATAATGGCATTCCCACTAAAGTCAAACATGTTCCGATGGCAAAACGCTTTTATACAAAAAAAGATGAATTAGTATATACTATCTGTACTGATGAACACGAACCAATATTTGTAAATAATTTACCTGTTTATACATGGAATTACAAAAAATGGATAACATCAAGTAAATCCAATAAAGTATTCTGGAAAAATAATACTAGGGCATGCGAAATTGAAAAAATTGAATAATAAAATATTAAAAGATGACTTATTTAATTGACAATTTATTAAATTATTAATTAAATATTTGTTTGGTCAAAATGAAACGTAAAGATTTTTATGGTTGTATTTATACAATATTAATCACTGGTATGATAATTTTAGTAGTTGGCTCAATCATTACTCTTATTCCTGGAATAGTTTATTCAGTTGTGTATAGCGAAAATATGTCATGCGAAAATAATAATTGGGAATCATGTTGGGAAACATGTAAATGTTTCTGGTGCGACGGTGTCAATAAATGTCTCGATCGTGATTATATTAATAAATGTAGCAGTACCAAAACTATTAACGATCAATGCGAAAAAGATCCAGAAAACATGATTATTGCATGGAGTATTTTTGGTGCGGTACTATTTGCTATTTTAATGGCAAGTTTCATATGTATCTGTACTTGTTTATGTGACACAAATTGTTGTAAAAATAAAAATGCGTATGAAATTAATTCCGATGATGAAATAGATTGGAATACATGGAAACAATATTTAAATTGTTATCCTAAAGCAGAAATTATAATGGCAACACAATAAGAAATAGATAATTCTAATTTATAAATTATTAGCTTATACTATTTTATTAAAATAGTATAAATTAATTTAAACCACAAATGATAATTTTCAATAATTGCCTGTCAAAATACATTGGAGTAATTATTTATTGGTTAATAATATAAATCAAAAATGGAAATTATAACAAACTCATCTTACTCCAATATGTTCCGATTATCGGAAGAATTATTATTCCATTGTGAAAAATATAATATAATTATTTGGCCTGTAAATGAAAATTTATTAGGAGCAGTTAAATATCAAACAATTATTCCAAAAGATAATATCACACAATTTGGAATGTATGATGTGGATAAAAATCAATTAATTAATTCATTCCAAATAACTGACAGGCAAACAATAATGAGTTTAAAAGAAAATTGTATCTATTTGACAAATTTAAAAAATAAAACATTAGGATCAATTAAAATTAGCTTTTTCGAACTCAATGATTTGTTTTCTTTGCAAAAATCATTATTTTTAGGGCATACCATTTATTTACCAAATGAATTCCAAAAAATATGCGATAGTGTTCCAAAATCGATTGATATTTTTTCAACAGATTTTCCTGGTCCATTTTGTAAACCAATACCTAAATATAACATAACAAATTTTGAAGAATTAACCAATTTAATTGACAATTTAAAAGTTCCGATCATTATCAACAAATGCCATTTTTTAAGTTGTTCCGAAAATGATTATCATCAATTTATTTTAAACCAAAGCAGAAAAATATACGGTTACAGATCAAGTATTACTTGGGAAAAAATAGTGGAAAATGCTGAAACTGCATGGAAACTTTTCTTAGATAATAAACTGGATTTTAATATTGTTGATTCACCGATCGATGATAAAAGTATATTGGATGATAAATGGAAAAAATATGCCATTGATAAATTGGGCGATAATTATGATTTTAGTTTAACATGGATTTTAACAAACGCTCCCAAAGTTACCCATTTCCATGTGGATCCAGAATATGCGGGTGGTTACATGAAACTGTTACGAGGTGAAAAAATTTGGTGGTGTGTTGCACCTGCCGATTTATCGTATTTAATAGAAAAAGGGTACACAATTGAAAAAATATCCGAAATGACTATTAGTCAAATTATCCAGCTAGAAAATTATTATTTATGGGGTAAAATTTTTACTGATAAAATAACAGATGGTGATTTCATTTGGTTTCCTATTAATTGTTTACATAAAGTAATCACTGTTAAATCAAGTTATGGTTTTGGTGGATATATTTAAAATAATTTGAATTTGATTCGCGTAATATATTCCAGGCATTCTTTACCGAAATTAGTATTGAGATCTAAATAATTAATAAATGTTTTACTAGACATATTTTTAATATTAATATCAGCACCATAATCCAATAATAAATTAGCAATTGGAATAAAACAATCAATTTTAATATGTTTAGTTATTAACATTAATGGTGTCCAGCCTTGAATGTTTTGCATATTAACATTGGATTGATATTCCAATAATAATTTAATAATTTCTGAATAAAGATGACTTTTAGGAAGATTAATTGCTACCATTAAAGCAGTATCATCTTCGGAATTTTGTATATTAACATCGGCACCACGTTCTAACAATAGTTTAATTATTTGATCATTTTTATTATTAGCGCATCTAGCGACAGCTATTATTAATGGTGTACTACCACTGAGAATTCGTTTATTAATATCGGCTCCATAATCTAACAATAATTTAACAGTTTCACAATCGCTTTCATTTTTTGGATTTAATGCTGATATTAATAAAGCAGTCCAACCTTCAAAATTTTGTATATTAACATCCGCGCCATTTTCCAATAATAATTTTACTGTTTCTGTACTGCTGTTTATATTTGAATATCTAGCTGCTATCATTAATGCAGTGTATCCTTCAAAATTTTGTTTATTAACATCAGCACCATTTTCTAATAATAATTTAATAATTTCAATGCCGTTTTTTGTATTTGAGACTAAATATGCTATCATTAAAGCAGTCCATTTATTATTATCTTGATGATTAACATCAGCACCATATCCTAATAATAATTTAATAACTTCAATATTGTCAAATTTATTCGAAAATTCCATTGCTATCATTAAAGAAATGCGTCCAATTGTATCTTTTTTATTAACATCATTATGAAAAATATTGGGAAACATCATGGCCAACATAAGATTTTTTTTTCATTTGTTTGTGCATTATATATTAGTACATTAAGGTTATTATTTTATAATATTTCGCAAAATAAAAAATTGAAATATTTAGTTTATATTTTGCCCAATATTAACAGTCATACTAATTTGTAATCATAAAAAATGTACCAGATTAACCAGGATCCTACTGTTACAATCATTTTTTATATTTCGGCAATATCAGCAATAATCTCATATGTTGTTTCAAAATCATTGCGGATACCATTTTATCGCATTGGTTTGTTTTTGACTTTGTTTGTATTAGCACTTGGATTCGCTTTGTTTCCGAATATAACCTGTTATGTGGAAGGACAAAAATTCTTTTGTTTTGATTATTTTGGGGAGTTAAGTAAAAGTAATCTATCTGCAAATTACATGTCCAATGTATTATTCGTATTAATGTTTTCTATTTTTGTTACTGGTATTGCATTATATTGGGTAACATTAATTGCTTTACATTTTATTGTTTATGTTGGAGAAGTTGTTAGCAAGACAGAATAATATGTCATACTTTTGAGAGTAAATTCTTGATTAAAAAAATTGAAAAAAATATTTAAACAAATGCCTAATATAAATATTGGAATTAAATTATAAAAAATGAGTTCTGTATATGAAAAATATCCTGAGCCATATCGTACATTTTTCCTAAAAAATAATGCGGAAATAAATAAAAATGTGCGCGAAGTTAATGACGAATGCAAATGGTACAAAGTATTACCAAGCCAAAAAATAAAATGCAATAATAAATTACAATCATTATACGACAGCTTGGACGAACTAAAAGAAATTACTATTCGTTATAACAATGAAAAACAAATCGATTAAAAAATTGATAAATAATTATCCAGAATATTCATAAATTAATAATTTGATTCAATCAGAATTAAATTAATAATAATTTTAATACAATGAATTCTTTGGATTCTTCCAAATCTTCTAATAACATCGAAAAACTATATTTCAAAATAACAAACAAAAAAGAAAATCATCACGGATTCCAATATTATGATGGTTTGAATGAATTAAAAGAAGAATTTAATGACGATCCTGATGCTTCCTGTGTTGCTGGTGGTTTTTATTTTACCGATGTGGAAAATATTTTTAAATTTTTAGATTTTGGTATTTATTTGAGGGAAATTACATTGCCTATTAATGATTCTGATTTCAGAATAGTTAAAGATAAAAGTGATAAATGGAGAACAAATAAAATTATTTTAGGACAAAAGCGTAATTTGAGTGATGTTTCCACATTTCAATATCTAATAGATAGAGGAGCAGATATTAATGATTATATTTATGCTGTAAAATATGCATCCAAAAATGGACACTTGGATATTGTTAAATTATTAACGACTACCACAAGAAATATTAGTATCCGCACAGATTATGATTCTGCTATAATATCCGCATCGGAATATGGTCATATTGATATCGTAAAATTTTTGACTGATAATTGTGCTAATATTCGTGCTCACAATGATTTGGCTTTGGTGCGCGCATCACAAAATGGACATTTAGATATTGTTAAATTTTTGATTGAAAAAGGCGCTAATATTCATACCTACATTGATTCTGCTATAAAACACGCATCAGCACGTGGGAATTTAGAAGTTGTAAAAATTTTGATTGAACATGGTGCTGATGTTCATGCCAGTAATGATTATTCATTGGGATGTGCATCGGAAAATGGGCATTTGGAAGTTGTAAAAATTTTGATTGAACATGGTGCTGATGTTCATGCCAGTAATGATTATTCACTGGGATATGCATCGGCAAATGGACATTTAAATATTGTAAAAATTTTGGTTGAAAAGGCGCTAATATTCATGCTGATAATGATTTTGCAATAAAATGGGCATCAATAAATGGGCATTTAGAAGTTGTTCAATTTTTAACTTTAATAAACGAAAATAAAAAAGTAAAATAATTTTATTATCACAATGATTAAAAAAAGATATCAATACCATAATATACGTTATGGTATTGATGTCTGGATTATTTGCGAAAAATAATATCTTTTTGCAATTCTGATCCATTAATATGATGATTTGCGTAACAATTTTCTAGGGTATGATTTGTGTGTCCGCATCTTTGGCACCCAATTGGTATACTATTTTTTAGTTTACAATTTTTTGCAAAATGACCTTCCTGTTTACAATAAAAACATTTATTACTTGCTGTCAATAATTCATATTCTAATGCTTTTTTTTGGAAATTTTTTAATACGATTGATGTATATGATCCGCCCCTAACATTATCAATACCATATTGGTTCATATACATTTTTGTTATTTTATCTTCTTCAAAATCATCCACATTTTCTTTTATTAGTACAACTGATACTGGTTTATATATTCTTGTCCATATTGATCCAAACCCTCGATAATGATCATCGATGCGTTCCGGTATTGGTTTCTTTGTTATTCCAACATAAAATTTATCTTCTACTAATTTTAATACATACAAATTTGTATTGGTTGGTGGTTCATTTTCTCTGTCAGATTGCAAATTATTTTCTTTTATTGTAATTTTTTCATTTTCTATAATTTCACTTGTCATATTATTAATATTAGCATCTAATTTATCATTGAGTACTGCCGAACCTTTAAAAATATGTAAATACATATATTTTGCATTACCATTGTTCGAAAAATAACGTAACGTACCACTGGTTATCTTTGATCTATTATTAAATATTTTTTTCATTGACGCTCCCATATTATTTTTATTATGATATCAACAACTCCATATTATCTTTTTATACATAATGAATATCAAATTTTTTAATTGTAAAAAAAATTGTTTTTTTGACATACACATACCAATATATTATAAGCTGAATATAACTTCTATGACCACCATCACTGATCAACAAATTTATTTAACTAAAAAAAATATTTCGGATGTAGTATCATATATTTATAAAAGATTTAGCCTAAACCATAAATTAATGAAAGATCAGGCCAAAAATGGTAACTATAAATTTGTATTCAATGACAAAGAATACGGATTTATTTGTAACATAAATTTGGACCTTGAATATTTAGCGCAAATTGAACTAAAATTAATTAGAAAGCATTGTCGTAAACATGGGCACTATAAAACAGGCGATATTAATTTGCGAGTTTTAATACCAGAAAAACAACATAAAATCAAAATTAATAAAAAATCAAAATTATACAAAAAATGCAGAGCAAAACTATTAACCCAAAATACACTGAATGATTATATTTATCCGGACAATTGGAAAAATATTTATTTGGCCAGAGTCAAAAAATTAGTAATTATTAATTCATCTGGTAAAAATAATGATACACGCGGTACTAAAAAATGTGACATATATTATACATTTCGCAATAAAATTATTTTAGACAACGGTAAAATATCATTTTATGATTTTGTTGTTGCACTACATATGATCAAAAGCCATAAATTTGATAATTGGTTTGAATTATTTTCGGGTATCAAGAAATTTAAACATAGTGGCAAAAAATTATCCATAACCATTGCTTTTAATCATGGTTTATAAAAAAAAATGCATATTAAACAATTTAATTTGTTATCAATATATTATTAATGAGCAACTATAAAAATCTTTATCTAAAATACAAAAATAAGTATGTAAAACTGAAACAACAACAAAAAGGTGGTAACGATGATTCAACAGATAAATCATACACTGCCAAAATTTCGATTCCACTTTTCAAAAATAATCCAGAAGGAATTGTTATTGGTGAAATTAGTGTAAGTAAAAAAGATAGTTATGACCAAATACTTGGCAAAATTAATAAAGTTCTGGATAAAGAAACACTCGCAAATGTAAATGATTTTCATTATATGACAGAAGATGGAGATATTAGCTATGTCAACAAAGATTTGATTTCTGATAATGGTTTATACGATGCCATTGAATTTGATACAACATTTTTTGTTTATTATAATTATTAAGAATGTTTGGTTAGTGATAATTTACTAAATATTTATAAAATTATTTTTTATAAATATTTAAGATAAATGCAATTTTTATCAAGACATGATTTTTTTAAAGGGAATCATCTTTTAAATTTTTGCAAGGAGTTTGCTCACGCCAGTTCATTTGGGTTGGGTAGGATTGCAAAATAGAGATACAAGTATGTCCTTCGCTTTCTAATTTTTTAACAAGTGCATCTTCTTCGGCTTGTCTCTCTTCCATATCATCATACATTGGATCTTTTTTTGAGTTTATACAAGGAGTTTGTTCGCACCATGATGTTTTGCTTGGATATGATTCCATAATAGAAATACAAGTATGTCCTTCACCTGTTAATTTTTTAACAAATGCATTTTCTTTAGCTTGTCTTTCTTTCATATCATCATGCATAGCAAGAAAGGTCGCTTGTCCGAATGGATTTGTCATTATGCTGCTGCTAATGGTAATTTAGAAATGCTACAATGGGCCGATAATCATGGTTGTCCCTGTGATGCACTTGTATGTGCATTTGCTGCTGGTGGTGGACATCTCGATATTCTTAAATGGCTCAAGAAAAATAATTATAAATGGGATGAGCGAACTTGTAATATGGCAGCCGGTGGAGGACATTTGGATGTTCTAATATGGGCCCAAAAAAATGGATGTCCAATTGATAATCGTGCGTATTTATCTGCAGCATTTCATGGCCATAATAATATTCTCGAATGGCTGAGAAAGAATTGCCGCAATAATTAGATTATGTTAAAATCAATTTTTATTAATAAAAATTGATTTTAATAATGAAAATAATATGATATTAATATAAAATAATCATTAAAAGACAATGAGTTATTGCAAACATTGTGAACATTGTAAACTGCGTAATAAATCACCATTTAATGGCAAATTTAATTACGGTTGTCGCAATATTTCGGATTCTGATACCGTAAATCCTACGGTACAACATTTAGAAGATATTTTGAAACGTATTAATAAAAAAATTACCAAGATAAAAAATTATTATAATGGTAATATTCGTATTGATTTATCCGATAATTATTTGAGAGAAAATGGTATTCTGGAATTATCCAAATTTTTAGCTGGTAATAAATTTTTATCTGCAAAAATAACAAAATTAAACCTTAGACACAACAGAATAAAAACAAAATCATTTCCATATATTAGAAATATTTTAAATACATGTCCAAATGTTAAAATTATTATACAAGTCAATCGATTTAATAATGAACAAGTGGAGAACGAATTTAAAGATGTGATACAGCGAATAAAATATGGAGTATATTAGTATGTATCAATACTAACATATTTGTTTACTCTTAGCATATCATTTAATTTATTTAATTCATGTGTTAAATTATTTATTAATTTTGGTTCAACAGCAAAAAAGTATTCGGTGGTTCCAGCTCCAAATTGATTTCCTGTGGATAATCCTTTATATTTTTTAATTATTATTTTCTTTAATTCAGCTTCATATTTATTGTGTGAAATAATTTTATTAATGTCATCACATACAGTTACAACAAAATTTTCATCGTTCGATTTATTTTTGTTATCAGTATTACGTTTTAGGTTTATATATTTTTTTTTATATTTTAAATATTTTTCATAATATGTTACCATTATAATATTGTTAATTAAAAAAAAAATAATCCTTTAAAATTTATTTATTAGCATTTTATGGAGTAAAAAAAATTGATTTCTAATTAATTAATTAATGCTTGACTGTTTGTTCGAACCCAATAATATGTACCAAAATGTCTAAACAAATATTTAATCGCACAAGTATTTTTGCTAATAACAAAAAAATAATTACTAAAAAATACTCCACCATAAGTAATTCAAATAACAATTCAGGCGGTATGCTATTTCCATTGTATGGATGTTATGTATTATTTTGTGGTTTTAGCGGTGGCGTGTATTCGTACAATCATAATTATTGTGGTGATTATAATGATTTTTTAATAGGAACATTTTTTGGAATGACATTAGGACAAATTATGGTCCCATTCGGGATTATTACTTATCCTTTTTATAAATTATTCGTTTCAAAAAATTAATCATGATTCATATTGATTGAATAATATCTATTTTTTTTCATTTATTGAATTATTTTTCTCAATTAATACAATTCTTGTCTAGTTATCAATGACCTCATGTTATTTTTGTGTCGAATATTGTTTAATTGAACAATATCATATGCGCACCATGTAACCCATGATTCATTTTCTTTATTTTTAATTTCTTGAATTTCCTCGTATTTTTGGTGCATATCTTCATATGATGTGGAAAAATATAATTGTTTATTAATGATTTGTCCAAATCCTTCGAAACATTCGATCAAAAAATAAATATTTTCATTATTTTCATTATTTTCATTCGGATTGTAAACAATAATTTCATTAATTTCAACATCAATTGCTTTATTTTCTGTATCAAATATGCCTATTATCAAATCCAAATATGAATAAACGCAACATCTACGTATTACTAAATAACACATTTATAATAGTTGTATTACGAATGTTATATTTAAATAAACAATATAAAAATTTATTTTTTAATTTATTATAATTTTGTTTGAGTATATTTAAAAAAATCTGTTTGGTTTACATTTTCTTGAATCCAATACATCTGGATTGGCTCCTAATTTGCTCACAATAAATTCAATTGCTTTTCCACAATTTTATCATTGATTTCATCACGAAAACAGTAGGTTTTATTTAACAAACGTGTAATTATATTGATAATATTAATATCAATGGTTAATATTTTGATAGATAGTGTCTGCTAGTCTATTTTTTATTTTATGGATTAATAGTATAATAAAAACAAATGTCAGGAGGATTTCAAATATATGTAGATAGTGCATTGGGTAATGATGGAACAGGTACACCACAAAATCAGAATTTACCGTATGCAACTGTTCAAGCTGGTATTAATGCGGCCGCAGCACAAATTGCAATTGTTGGTGGTCAATGGGTGATACAAATCGCACCTGGTACTTATTCCGAAGCATCTGGCATCATCGTGATACCAGTTATTACAACACCTAATGCGGGTATTAATATTACTGGTCAGGGAGCCACATCCACTATTTTAACATCAGTATTAGATGTATCAAGTTCAACTCTTTTAGAAAATTTCACTGTTTTCAATTTTGTATCAAATCCAGCTGCACAAGCGGCATTAACAGTTAGAAATGGTGCCACTGTAAATCTAGTGTTTGCCAATTTATTATCCAATGTGTTGGTACCATTAATTTCACAAGTCGCTGTCAATGTGGATGTGATCGATGGACAGGTGAATTTCTCTAGATCCGGAAATTTTCTAACGGTTTCAGCAGCTGTTCCGACTGCCTATTTAAATAGAATTATTAAAGGTGAAATAAATGTTCAAGTCAATCAGGATGAATTTGATATAAAAAATTCTGGAGTAAAAAGAGCCGTAATGTATTATGTTACGGGTATTGGTTCCAAATTACAAGTTAGTCAAAATGTAGGTAAAATGGTTTCCCCTACATCCGTTCTTAATAATATTTTGATAGAAACCGAATCTAATGCAACAGCCTTGATAGCAGCTAGTAGAATCGGTATGACTACTAGTGGTACACAACTAAATAATAATATTTTAGCATCGGCCAAAGGAACTTCATCAATAGATGTCAGTGTTTCGCGGGTTGAAATGCTCGGACTTCCTCCGGGAACCTTTATTGCCGCTTCTGGAGATGTAACTGCTACATCGTCTATCAAATTGTTAAACAATGCATTTGTTTCTAGTGAGATGGGATCAATTGTCGGCAAATTTGCTAATATTTCGTGGGGAATTACCACACAAAATGGTACTTATAATACCAATGGCACTATTTCTGACAAATTAATATTTATTGATACACCCATTACCTATTCAGTATCACCCAATGACAGAAGCATTGTTGTGACCAATAAGAACGCAATTATTTCTTTACCAGATCCAGTATTTTTAGTCAATATCCTCAATATCAAAGGACAAGATCTTTTTATCAGTAATTATAGTTCCAAAACTATTCGAATCATTGGTGCTTTCTTGAATAATAATAATAAAGATAGCAACGAAGATAGTAATGAATTGGATAATAATGATAATAATAAGAATAGTAACAAGGGAATTGATTTGAAAAGTAACAAAGGAGTCTTCTTAAAAAATTCAATTAATGGATGGGTCATTATGCTCGGAAATTAAAAAAATTTATTATTTGAGCCGTTTATGGATTTGAGGATTTTGTAATTTATTATAATTTTGTTTGGGCACATTTAAAAAAATATGTTTGATTTCAGCTGATTTTGAAACATCAATTGGTTTACATTTTCTTGAATCTAAAACATCTGGATTGGCACCAAGTTCAAGCAAAGTTCTAACAGCAGCTGCATGTCCATTTTCGGATGCATAATGGAGTGCTGTAATAGTTGATAACATTCGTTTTTGACTAGAGAAAACATATTTATTAACTATCAAATAGGTAGTATACTATTGGATTGTATTGGATCTATTTTTGGATAAAATATTCAAATTTTTTTTGTTAATAGATTTATTTACAAAAAAAATTATTTACAAAATCATATCAAAGAAGTTTGTATTTTTTCCAAGTCAGAGTAGAGTTTTAAAAGAAGCAGTAAATATTACATTATTCAAATCAAAGTTTGTATTTTGTTTGAATCTTTTTTAATTATTTTCTTTACACGTTGGACGATGATGGGTAATAATGGCAATTCGGTATATCCATTTTCAGCTGCGAAAGATTCAATAGTGATTGGAGATGACACATAAAATTCGCAATTTTTACTACCATTAGCTCTGCACTTTGTTTCTAAAGCAACGACATCCAGTTTAAAAATATCACGAACACATTTGGTCAAGAACCCATTAATGTAACCGGTTGTCATAGTACAGACAGGATGTTTAGAAACACATCTGATAGTATTTGATTCTGTATGCCGTTTCTTTTTTCCAGCATTTTTTTCTTTTTCGGGTGTAACCATACTCGTATTTTGGAGCGCGCATGTCGATTCAAAACTATCGCATATGGAAAAACGCATAAAGAATGTTTTCGGATCAATCGTAAAATTACAATTTTTGTCATAAAGCATCATTCGTCCCATACCCAAACTGGATAATATATTGGACAATAGACACAAAAGATAAAGTTTCATTTCGGCGCAAAATAAATCGGAAAGTTTCATTCTTTCGAGATAATAATCGTAATCAGAAATACCCATAGAACGCCCAATATCAAACAACAAATTGAGGGCAAAATGTTCTCCCATTTCTTTGTCTCCTAATAACTCGATTGCGATTTTTTTGAATTCGCCCGCTAATGTTTGGCCTCTTATAAGCACATGTCGTTCATCTCCTATCATAATGAGACCTTTTTCGGGATTCATTTGCTTTTTATTGAAAGTTCCCGAAATGATAGTTTGTACGGCTTTCTTAATATCATCTTTACTATCAATTTTGGTTGTAGAATAGGATTTGCTCAACATTTTTTTTGATTTTTTTTCCTTTTTATCCAATATTTTTTTCTTTTCTTTTTTTTCTTTCTTTTCTTCATGGGGAGTGTACATAACACTTTTGCTCTGGTTGTTTCTGTTACGATTTTTATTATTACTCGATAATGATGCCGGTTGTAATGTTCTGAATAAAAAACTATTATTCTTTCGTTGTGGTTTTGGACTGAAGTTATAATGTTTTGACATGTTTTGAAACTTTAAATGCGGTAATATGATTGTGGCTATTTGTTTTTTTGTCAGCTGTTTTTCTTTGGAATATATCTGGATATGCAATTCCAGTTGTGCTTGTGGTGCAATAATAAAATGACATTGACTGTCGCCTCTTGCTATACATGTTACTTCAACGGCTACCAAGGGATGCTGGGCACAATGGGACAACCAACCTGACAAATATCCAGAATTCATGGCACAAACTGGATGTTCAGGAGTGCATGATTTATTCGAAAATGAATCACACTCAAAATTTTTATGTTTAGTTGAGTGTTCAATATGAATAACAAATTCATTCATATTATCAGGATTTATATTTGATTCGGGCATAATTTTAATAAATCCCCATCCCATATATGACAGACGGACTGAACATTCGCATAAATATTTGGACAATTTTGATTGTTTGTTTTCCATAGCATCATCGAATATACTGGCTGGATCACATTCACCAAATATACTAACTGCATCGCATGTACCCATTATTCGCGCTAAGGAAAAAAGTAACCTGGGAATGAAATCATTTTTATTTATTCCAGTTATTAGTCCATTAAATATATATGTGGCATTTGATAAAAAACCTGACGAAATAGATGATGCACGTAACATCAAATATCGTTGATCCGCGATGGTAATAATACCCTCTTTTCTCCATTGATACATATTGGCTGTAGCAAAAAGTTTTTCAATCATACCTTCTATCTTTAAGCACGCCGGAATCATACTATCATGTACTATGGTAGTTGTAACTTCAGTACGTGATATGGTTTTATTCTTTTTGATAGTTCTCATTTTACGCGTAGTATTCGCAAATTCGTCAGAAGAATCTGCCATGCTATAAAATTCTTCTTCCATTTCTAACGATGAAGAGTCCATACAAAGTGATAATCTCATCGAGGATGATGAAGATGACGATTCGGAATCCGATGATTCTTGATTTTTACTGGTTTTTGTAGATTTAACCTTTTCTTCTTTTTTGGCCCAAAGCGATGGTTGTACTTCTAGTGATATTTTATCCAAAAACTCCTCATCGATATTATCGTAAGCTGTCAAACGTAATAAAAATTGTTGAATTTTTGGATCTTTTTGGAAATCATAATCCACACTCTTGAATTGATCAAGATTTTGTAATTGTGTATGTAATAATTTTAACAAATCGAAATTGACAGACCCGCTACTTGTGTATTTTTTGTTTCCATCGTATATAAATGTAAAATCATGCATAAATATACCAAAATAAGGGAAAATAGGCAATTTACAACTGTTGAGTTTTTGTCTATAAATAGTAAAATTTTGCATTGGAGTCATTAAAGTTTCCAGACGCTTAAACTGTTCTTGGGAACGCTGTCCAATTTTTGACCATACTGCTTTCAATCGTTGAATTGGATGACTATTAATGGCGGAAAAAATACTCATACATGTATTAAAATTATTATGGTGCATACATTCGGTTGCAATATAAATAAATCGACGAATAGCATTAGCCTGATCTGTAGTTTTTTTTGTTTGCAAAATTTCTAATGCAACCCAGTTACCGACTTGATTGAATTGTCTGATTAGACTGTAAATATTGGGAGATTTAATTTTTTTGGTTTCACTATTAAGATTAAAATCAAAAAATTCTTCTATCCGAATGGCTTTGAATATGGCAAATTCTCGCAGAGTGAGTTGTCTGGCTAGTTCTTTCGGATCCATTCCAAAAAAATCCAAACAACTTGGTGTGGTATATTCTTCATCCGAATCACATGCATGGGAAAAACTTGGACTATGAGTTTTCCTACAAGATATACTTTTGTCGTTTTTGACTATTTGTAAGGCGATGCGAACAGGATAATCCGAGTTATTAGCAATATCACTTTCTTGTTTGATACAATTGTTGATATTTTTATATTCTTCGGATGTAAGGGTGGGATTAAATTGGGACAACCATGTGTAAAGAAAATGCAATAATTTGACAGATTTTTCCATTTTGATTTCGGTATAGCATTTAGGCGAGGTTCTTTCCAATTGACATACCTTGACAAATTCTTGCAGCCAGAGTGAACACAATAATTGGGAAGTGGCATTCAAAATCTGGTAATTTTGGAGAAAAGCTAATGTATCGGATATATCTTCGCTATACATAATACATCTCGCACAAGTTTCAAAACTCCGTTGTTGCTTTTTCTTTTTTTTGTCGATAATTGAACCGGACATTTTTATCGTGTATTTGTATTCACTGACTTGATTTTTTGCTTTGATTTTGCTTTGATCAGTATGTGGACAATAATGTACGCTTAAAATGGTACCAATATAACGGTACTATTGTGTTTACATTAGGACTCCCTAGTAGTTATTTTTTTCAATTTTCTAAAGGCTCTCTAAAAAAGTATGTAAAATACATATATTTTCATATTTTTTAAAGGTGCGGTTAATATGTTTGAATCGACCAATTAATAGTCCATTTAAAAAAGTATGGATTTGTTGGCGTGATAACCCATATTTTTATGATATATATATATATATATATATGCACAACAAAACAATGAATTATAAACAAAAATATGAAAAATATAAACACAAATATTTTTTATTAAAAAAACAATCACATATTCCAACTGATAAAACGTATGTTAAATTGTGTGTAAGTGGACCATGGTACCCATCTTGTTTATCCGCAACAGACGAATCTGATATATGTAAACAATTCAAGGGTGTAAAAACTGGTCATGCTCCACCAGGAACAATTGTTAAATATGATATGTATAAATTTATAAAATATTTTCCCTACATAAAAACTACACCTGTTTTGGAAACTTTTCCAACAAAAACTAGCATTTTTGTTCCAAAAGAAAAGGTCGATTATGTCATGTCAGAATTGCAATTTGATAATTATGATGTTTCCATATGTTAATTGAAAATTGAAAAATTCAAAATATTTAATCATGCAATGCATATATTTATTAATGTAACAAATTAAATTCCTATAATAAAAATGGATGGGATAAAAAAGATACTACTGAATGGCACATCATCTTCGGGCAAAACAACGATTAGCAAATTATTCGAACAACAAGGTTATACTCGCCTAACATCGGATGATTTTATGGAAATGGCTCGCATTGAATATTTAAGTAAATTACCAAATGAGTACATTAGTTTGGAAGAAAAAGAAAAACTTCATAAATACCAAGTTCGTAAATTAATGTTTATTGAATCAGAAAAATATGATAAAATAATATTTGACGACTGTCGACAAGATATTATTCAATTTATTGATAGAAAAGACGTATTTATTATTGTCATTTATGTATCGCTGGAAAATTTGGTACGAAATTTATTGAGCCGAGTTTCAACAGAACCACGGGGTTTGCAAATGTTTGAACAATATTCAATAAGATTTATTAAAACAGATACATCAATAAATAGTTTAAATATAATCAATCGAAAAAAATTTATTGAACAATTGAATACTGGGGTAAAATATTTGTTTGAATCTGAAGAACAGCTAATTGAATTTGTATATAAAATTTTCGCGCACATGGAAATATTTGATGATAATGATCATTATGTGAAATTGAGGAATGAATATCAGCATGATTATATTATAAACACAAATGATAAAACCATAAATGAAATATATGAAGAATTAATAAATATTTTATTAAAAAATTGAAAAAAAATAACTATGTGCTGATATCATAATCTATCAATAAATAATTATTCATTGATAAATGCATAGATATATCATTTTACTATTTAGTATTTTAATTTGCTACTTTAGTTTTGGCAATTGTTATCCCAATATGAACAATGGGATAGATAAGTTGCTTGTTGGTAGACAAATTGGTGGCATGGTTAACCAATCTATTGTCTTAAAATTTATTAGAGGTTGTCAATTTTGTGATCAGGGAGTTGCCGAATATGGTTGCTCAAATGTACCAGAATCATTCAATAATGGTTATTTTACTTTTCCAAACAAAGTACCAGCAGGTAATATTGTAACAGAAGTGAATGTGAGAGTAGTTGGTGAATGGGGATGCACCGCCGAAAGATTATTGAGTCCGTCGGCTTATCCATGCTGTAATATAATCAACTGGAATATTACCTTGTACACATTCACGAGCCAGGGCGGC